CAACTAGACAAACATTCTGGACAGATTGCAAAATTGTTCAGCAAGATTGATGATACAAATACCAAGATACAAAAGATATTCAACATGCTTAATCAAATTAGATATTTCTTGTTAGGTGGTTTTGCTTATTTCTTAGCTTCTGAAGTTGGCATATTTAATGTATTGAGGTTAGTCGCATGATTGGATTTTTAACTAATGTAGCACCTATAGCTTTAGGCTTTATTGCTAAATTGTTTGCACTTAAAAGTCAAGCAGCACAAGAAAACCAAAAGCTAATGATACAAAATTTGCAAGCACGCAATGATTCTATCAATCAAGCAAGAGATAGAGCAGACAAAGAAAGTCCTATGGCTGCTCTCAATCGTAGAGTTATTATATTTGTTATCTTAGCTTTAATTATATTTACACAAATTGCACCTGTGTTTTTTGATGTACCAACTATTGTGCCAACAACTACAGAAGGCTTTAGCATACTAGGATTTCAATTAACTCCTGATGTTATTGAATATGTCAAGCTAGAAGCTGGAGCAGTATTGAAAATGGATGAAATATTTGGATGGGCAACCATGATTATAGAGTTCTATTTTGGGGCGCAATTAGCAAAAGGGAAATAATATGACTTATAGAGAACTAATTAACGAAGTATTAATCAGATTAAGAGAGGATACAATTCTTACTGATTGGTCTGGCAATATCAATGACTCATCAACTGTAAGTGATTACCAAAAAGTGATTGGTAGTATGGTTAATGATTCTAAGCGATCTGTAGAGAATTATCACGATTGGTTAGTGCTTAGAGAAACAGTCGATATTACAACAGTAGCAGGTACTAAAAATTACAATTTATCTTCTGGCCAGGAATTTAAAATTGTGGATGCAATAAACAACACTACAGGCACTCAATTGTGTCAGGTAAGCCGAAGCTACCTTAACAGCGTAAAGTACCCCACAGACCCTACTGGTGAACCTCATTATTACGGTTTTAACGGTGCTGATAGTAGTAATAATTTAAAAGTAGATTTATCACCTGTTCCTATTAATGCTGAGACTATTTCTTTTGACATAATTAAAGCACAAGATGAACTGACTTTAGCAGCAACAACACTTAAAGTTCCAGCAAAACCAGTTGTACTTGGAGCATGGGCAAGAGCCATAGCAGAAAGAGGTGAAGATGGCGGTACACAATCATCTATAGCTGCTGAAGAAACAAGTCAAGCACTCAAACAAGCAATTATGCTTGATAGCGGTAATACACAATATGAAACAGACTGGTTTGTACCTACTAATTATTAATAATGGCTAAACAAATATCCTACCAACCTCTAACTGACATAGGACTAAATGGTCTTAACACACAGGACAACCCTGCTTCTTTAGATACATCGTTTTTAACTAAAGCAGAAAATGTAGTGATAAGAGAGTCTGGTCGTATCGCTTTTAGAAAAGGGTTAAAACAAAAGGTTGCTCCTAGTGGCACAGCTATAGCATCCTTAGTTGAACATAACGACAATAACACAAACAAAGTATTTGCTAGTTATGGCACTTCAATTTACACAGTTGATTTTACTGATACTGATGCTGCGTTCCCTACTAGCGGTGCTGATGTTAAACATACAGTTGCTAATTCAACAGGTAATTGGCAGTTTATTGAATTTAATCGTAGACTAACTTGCATTCATGAAGGCATAGTGCCTCAAAGATATGATGGCTCTCAAGGTTCAGGCTCTAAATGGGCAGCATTTGACAATGCACATAGACCTACTGGTATTTCGTCTGGTGAATTTAAACCTAGTTGTGGCATGGGGTTCTATGGTCGAATGTGGGTTGGCGGTGTAGCTTCAGGTAAAGATGTACTTTACTACTCTACTTTACTTGATGCTGATGATTTTAGAACAACAGCAGAAAACGGTGCTTCTAATGGTGGCTTTATAGATTTAAAAACTGTTTGGGGTGTAGATGACATAATAGCTATAGCACCGTTTATGGGTAAGTTAGTTGTTTTTGGTACAAACAATATTGCTATATATGACAGTCCAAGCATTATTGATGATATGGCACTTAACGAAGTTATCAAAGGTGTAGGCTGCGTGTCAAGAGATAGTGTCCAAGCTATTGGTGATGATCTTGTATTTTTATCAAGCACAGGGTTAAGAAGTCTTGGTCGTACTACAGAAAAAGACAAACTACCAATGCAAGATTTGTCTCTTAATATTAAAGATACGCTTATTAGAAATGTAGGACAAAGCACAAATGTAAAAGCAGTCTATGTTGAGAATGAAGGAATATACATTCTTTCTTTTGTTGATAGCAATATTACTTATGTTTTTGACTTTAAACACTTTACACCTAATCAAGCACCACGCATAACAACATGGACTTTTGACAATAATAGAGAGCCAGCCAGTTTAGCGTATACAGAGTTGTATGGTTTGTTAGTAGGACAAAAAGATGGAGGTCTTGCAGGTTATGAAGGATATTTTGATAGCGATTTAGCATCAAATGGCACAACAGTTACTGATGCAGCATATACGAGCAGTATAGCAACTACTTGGATCAATTTAGGTCAGTCAGTTGCAGCATCTTTACTTAAAAGATTATTTATGGTTTTAGAGGGCGGTTCTGGAGCAACTTTAGGATTAAAGTGGTATAAAGATTATAGTCCTACATCTTCTAGTACAACATCAATAACATTAAATCCAGTTACAACGGGAACAACTGCTTTATGGGGTGCTAGTACATCTTTGTATGGCAAATCAGGTGTAACTTACAAACCTGTATATGGACTACAAGAATACAAAACTCCATTAACAGGTTCAGCTAAAAACCTTAAGATAGAAATAAATATAACTTCTAATGGTTTTGATGCTTCACTTCAAGACTTAACGCTTTTACATAAACAAGGAAAAATACGATGAGTGATTATATAATTTCAGTAGATTGGGCAGGCAAAGACTCTTTAGCTGATTCAAGTGCTGCTAAAGTAATATCTGGAGCAGATTTTAATACAGAATTTGTAGCAGTAAGAACAGCAGTTAACACTAAAGCAGATATTAACGGAGATGCTGCTGAATCATTCAGTGCTGTAACAGCAAATCCAGGAACTAATACAACACAAGTAGCAACTACAGAATTTGTAACAGCAGCTATAGCAGCTAATCCTGCTTATCCAGTAGGTGCAATATTTACAACAACAACTGCTTATGCAAATTCAGCAGCGGTAGTTGCAGCAGTAGGTGGCACAACATGGACAGCTTTTGGTGCTGGTAAAGTTCTTGTTGGTGTTGATGGTAGTGATAGTGACTTTAATACAGTAGAAGAAACAGGTGGTGCTAAAACACATACATTAACTATTTCTGAAATGCCTGCTCACACTCACACTTATGGTAAATCAACTACGAATGAGGCTATGAGTATTCACGATATTAATGGACTTCGTGGAGCAGCAACAACCAATACAGGCTCAACTGGTGGTGGAGCAGCACACAATAACTTACAACCATATATAACTGTATATATGTGGAAACGCACAGCATAGGAGATTAAGATGGGATTTGAAACAGAAGCATTTGGATCAATGGGTAAAAATAATTTTTATAAGCAAAAAAACCCATTCGAGGCTCAAGCTACACCTACTATTAACATGGAAGATGTAATAAAAACTGGTATTGGGTTAGGCGAAAGTATGTTTGGTCAAAAAATACAAGATGATCGTGTTAATCAAATTAAAGGTGATTGGCGAGATACTTTGGCTGCTGCACAAGCAGGTAATGTTACTGGCGGAGATGTTGAAACTTATTTTGATCCTGAAACACAAACAGTTAAACAAAAATTAAGTGGTAGACGAGAAGGGATGTTATCTGGATTATATGCTGGTGTAAACAATATGGGTAATCTAATAGGTCAAATGAATCCTTATGAATATGCTGACTATATGTACAACCAAGCTTCAGGTGCTAGAAATTTAGCACAAGATAGAGAAAAAGCACAAGTATTAGAAATGATGAATGCTAGAGGCATAGATGTTTCTAATGTTGGAAACAATCTATATGGAGCAACAGTACAAAATCAAAATTTTGCTAATACAGCCGAAAGAGCAGGTTACATAGCACAAGGCCAAGACATGGAAAACGCAAAAGTTGCTAATTACAATGCTTTAATAAATTCTATTTATGGTAGTGATCGTGTTAACAGTCAAGGCATAGCAGATGCAGTTTCTTTAGGTGTTAATGTACCGCCACCAGAATATTTAAATACTGCTTATCAAGATGCAGGTGATGCTAGAGCAGAAAAAGGAAGTGGTCTTGCTGATTTACTTGGTATGGCTGTAAATCCAATTGGCGGAATGTTAAGCAAACTTTTTTAGGAGAAACAATGGCAGAAGAATACGAAGGCTTATTAGCCAATGAAAGATTAAGAGTTGCTGAAGAAGCTGCAAATAGAACACGAGGCAGAGGCGGAGTATTCTTAGCTGCAAAAGGTGCTGAAAGAATGAGGCAAGGTACAAGAAGTATGCTTGGCATTGAAGAGCCTGTTGTTGCAGAAGCTAAAGCAAAAGCAGCTAAAGATGCAAAACTACAAAGCATATTATCAAAATATCCAAATATGAAAACCCGTGCTGATTATCAAAAAGCAATTAATGAGTTGTATATAAATGGTTACACAGAACATGCAAATAGCATTTTAAATTTGATGAAAGAATTGCCTGAAGCTAAAGATGAAAAAACTGACAAAATTAGAAATTATGAATTCGGCATGGCTCTTCCAGAAGAAGAAAGGCAAGCATATTTTGATACTATAAACCCTAGTCAAGTTCCAAATTCTTACGCTGAATACCAAAGAACTGATGCAACTCCTACAGGCGCAGAGTATTTAGCATATTTAAATAATGCTGGCAATAATGTAGAGCAAACAACAGAGTGGAGAAATTATAGCAATACTACTATGAATCCTACTAAAGAAGGATTTGCTATATGGATTGATAGAAATC